GATGTCAAGAGCTTGTGCCTCGTTCATCAAATCACTCATTTCATTCTTAATACGATCTTTATTTAGATCGGTATCAACATTGTCAATGTAAGTATTAAGCAACTCGCCAGTGTCTTCGAGGTTAACACCTTCGTCTTCAACATTTTCACCAATAAACTCCTGAAAGTTTTCTGCAATTTTGAGTTCAAAAATCTTACGAGACTGAATACGATCTAAGAAACGTTCAAAGATAAAATGGTCTGACTTATTTGCCACCACAACTTTCACGAACTTATTATCGTATTCTTCTCCAACTGTTACATCATTATACTCTGTATCACGGTCATTGTACACAACTTTTTTAAATAGTGTATGTGGGTTTCGTACGGGTGTGAGTTCACGTGTCTCTGTATCTAGAACATGGAAGTACTTAGGATCACCTGCATCTGACCACGTTAATTCCATTTGATTACCCAGATAGTGGATGTTTTCTCTCTGAGATTTTGTATGGAAGTGGCCAGATAAAACCATTTCAAACCTTTTAAAAAGTGCAGCATCCATGCCACTTGTAGATTTGACACCACGCATCATATCGAATCCATTTAATTCAAGATGAGCACAAAGTACATCAGCACTTGTGTTCTGAATCCAGTCAACTGTTGAATGATAGTTCTGATGATTAATCCATGGTACCATACCAATCTTCATACTACCATATTCGAGAACCGTAGGCTCCATGATAATATGAATATTGTTCATATAATGACCAAGCAATTCTTTCAAAGAACACAATTCATTTGTATTTTTATAGTATACATCATGGTTACCTGGAATAATATCCATTTGCATACCATTATCACGTAGAGGATCTAGAAAGATTCTACGATTATGCCCAAGTGCTTTGACTGAGATTTGTTTACGATTATCATAGTAATCACCCAGATGAAGTACCTGAGTAATACCATGTTCTTTACAATATGGAAAGAATGTATCCGTATAAAATCGTGTCTGGTTTTCTAGAAAGATGTCAGCTGAATTACGAACATCACAATGTGTATCATTCAGTATCGCTATTTTCATTTCGTGTCAGAGTCCAACTACCATCTTCATTTTGTCGCCATACCAAAGTATCGCCTTCATTCCAATCCATTGCTGCTAGCAATTCATCTGGAAATACAAGGATTAAATCACCATCAGAGTCAACCTGAATCGGTGCCTCATAAACATTATCACTCATTCTAAAAACTCCGTTAAATCAGAATCGGCATGAACTGCACGTTTCTTACGTTTCTTTTCTTCTTTACCAAACTCTTTAATCTTTGTATCCTGATCTTTTACTCGATCAATACGATCACGCAATAAATCAACATAGCTTGTTACTTCTTGTAAGCCTGGTGTTTCACCGTCAAATCCTTCAATGAAATCCTCCGGAGAAGCTTTTGACAGATATTTCATCTTTACATCTTGTTGTTTCTTTTCTTTTGCAATACGCCGAAGAAATGCATACCAAGTAATTTGAGTAAAATATGCAAACGCGTTTGGTTTACCGGTGCGTGTTGCGTGTTCCAGATTGTAATTATATATTGCTTTTAAACAGTTTTCAACCGCATCCATTACCATCTCTTCGCGATATGTATAGCGAATAAAATTATGCTTGTGAGACAAGCCTTCAGCGATACGTAAGAAACACTGTGCAATATAATCAGGAACTACTGGAGGATTATTACCTTTATCCTTTTCCTCATTTACTTTAGTCACATATTCAACAACTGCTTGAGAAAAATCTGCATTATTTACGTAATGCACGCTCTTTTTCTTAGACATGTTATACTCCATTCAATGTATTAACATTATACAACAGATTAATTAAAAAGTACATACATATGTTTCTTTTCTCGAAGAAAGAAATATATATGTACATATTCTAGTTTTTAGTGTATAATAGGGATACACCGCCGGGGTGAAGGAGTATACCAATTAATGTATCTGTATTTCACCATCGGCCGATGAGTCATGTAATATTTCTTCAGCTGCATCATAAATTTCAGGATTTTCAGATAATGCTGATACTTCTTTTACGACGTCATCAAAGTATTCCATTGCTACACTACTCGGTACAGCCACTGATATCACGTGATCAGAATTAAGTGTCTGCAATTCGTTAATGCTATTTTGCATCGCCATCCATGGGTGAAATGTATAATATTTGTAACTAACGTCGTCATCTGCAGATTTTTGTTTTGGTTCAATACGAAGTGCTTTACGGATTACAATATCCCGCGTTTCTTCATTATCCCATTCTACTACTTCGCATATGACTTCTTCGCCATTAGTTAGCTTGAAATGTTTAATTTCCATCATATCTCCACCTTATATGTTTTATATATGAAGTTCTCGGCTTTGTACATTTTTAGTCTTTCATAGGAATGCAATAAAGCAAAGTTTTGTTGGCTGGTACCGTTGGATAAGTCATCCGTGATATCGTACAGTTGAGTGATTCGCCCGTCGTCTGATTTACGAAGACCCCTTCCGATGGACTGGAGGACTCTGATTTGTGATTTGCTGGGACTAGCGAAGATAATGTTATGAAGGTTACGAATATTAATGCCAGTACTGAAGGTACCCAATGACGCGACGATGATAGCGTCTGACTGCTTTTCCGTAATCTTTCGTATAGCTTCACGATCCGAAGTTTCTGTTGCTCCAGATACGAAGAAAATTTTTCTATCATTGTGTGCTTTATCTCGAATTAGGTCAAATAGTATTTTACCATGTTTTTCTACAAATTGAAACAGAACAAGTGTATTACCTTTCTGATCAAGTGCTAGGTTACGAATAAACTGATTTCTTTTCTCATGTCTTACGATATAGTCAATTTCATCTTGGTATGAGCGTTTTCCGAAATCGGCTTTGTCTTTGTATTCAAGGACAAGTCGCTTGATCTCGAGTTTTGCCAGAGTATCATTATCTTGTAAAGTTCGTGTGGTAGTAACTTTATGTACTCTTCCGAATAATCCTTGTAATACGAGTTCATGAGTTTGTGTCCCATCTAATGTTCCGGTTGTGCCAAATCTATATTGTGCCTCGGTGCATTTATTCATAATAGTGGTCAGTGATTTAGATTTAAATCCGTGACACTCATCACCGATCACCATACCGAACTGCTCAAACCATGGTGCACCTAATTTATATATGCTCTGCCAGGTAGAAATAATAACGGACAAAATAGTGTCCTTATCTTGTCCGGAATAGATCTTATGGACACTATCTTGTCCGAAACCGTAATCAATAAAATCATTGGTCATTTGCTCTACAAGAGATGTTGTAGGTACAATAATTAAAACTTTTTGGCCTTCTGACAATTGACTTAAATAATAACGCATTAATACATAGATTATAAGTGACTTACCAGAACCTGTTGGTGAGAGTAGGATTGCACGGTTTCGTTCTAATCCTTTACACACTGCATCAAACTGATAGTCACGAATCTCATAAGGAAGATTAATACTATGAACGAACTCCATTATCTCTTGTGGATTTATCTTGGTGTAATTAGCAGCATTGTCAGGGTAACCATATTCAGTTCTTTCTGTATCTATGGTATAGCCACGTTGTCCAGCAAATTTCTCGAGGTGCTCGATGAGTCCAGCGGGTAATGTATTATTCCTTATATTGAATAAACGAATCTTACCATCCCATAATTTATTCCGGAATGCAGGCATGAACTTATAACCAGGAACATAGAACGAAAAAAACTCGTTCAATTCCTGGCCAGTACCAAATTCACAATCGATTTGTAGTTCGCTGTGACTTAACTTCCGGACTCGAATTGTCTCCAAGAAATCATGTTCCTTATAGTTTGATGACGCCATTTAATGTTATCTATGATATCACTTAATGTATCTTTTACAGTCTTCCAATACTCAATAAGCTCTTCAGACTTTTGTATTTCAGGATCAGAATCATAATAGTAATCCATTTCGCCTTTCATAATTTTCAGGCCGTTAAAAGGATCTGGATCCCAACCTTTTTCTAATAAGGTCTCATGATCCATCTTACCATTATAGTAAAGCCATTTATCTTTGAGTAGAGTCTTCTGTTTAAACTCTGCTCTTTTTAATTCTAATTTAGCTTCGGTTAATAATCTTAAATATTTAGAATGCAAGTTAGGTGTTTCGCGGGATGCATTATCTAATTTAGTCTCATGTATTTTACAGTCTTCTTGCCACATGTCAAGAATCTTGCTCAAGTCAATCATTATTACCTCATTATGTACGTGTTATCGTGAACGAATCAGTAATCGCTCCTGTGCTACTTATACTCCGTAATTCGAAGTATGTAAATCTAAAACTTGCTGCAAAGGTGATGAATGTGTCACCTGTTGATGTTGATTCAAACTGAATATCACCTAATGCAGTTGGAACACAATCATGGTATTGAATTTGTTTTGTTGTATTATTATGGCTTGATAAAATATGTAGTGTGATATCTGCAAATGTTGGTGCATCAGTAGCGGTTCTATTTAACGCACTTCTTTGATTTGTATCTAACAGTCTACGAATCCAACTATACATTTCTGTATAGCCTTCCATATCTTCATCTAGAATGATATTTGCTGATAATTCATTGAATGTCAATGTGTCACCTGGCATTGGAACGCCAGCAAGCTTTCTAAATGGTACTTCAACCGAACTCATTAGCATTCCTGGATGAGTTACAGATTGACAGAAGAATTCTAGGTTTGGATAATTCTTACGATCAAGCACCAATTTAAAACTGGTGGGTTGAAGATAATTTATGTTCTGAGTTAAATCTGCCATATTTTTATTTATACCTAAAAGAAGGGCCACCCGAAGGTGGCCCACAATAACTAAAGGAGAAACATAGTTATTATTTTAGACTACTTATGCTTACGCTAAGATATTATCTACGCGGAAGATTCTGTAGTATTGGTTTTGCTTGACTGTACCAAGACCGTTGTTGGAAATCGCACCAGGTACGAATGGGTTTGAAGCCATACCGTAACGAGTCTTGAAACCAATCTTAGGCTGGAACGTATCTTCTCCAACCGCACGAACCATTGTGAGTGGTACGTATGGGCAATAGAAGAGACCAGCGTCATATGGGTTAGTACCCTTATAACCAACAGTTACATAGTCTGTTGATGCATATGGGTCAATGTAGACACGAGTACGTCCGTTAAGAACACCAGCGAATGTGTTACCAGTGTCGTCAACATTCAAGTTAGTTGACATAGCTGGCGAGTAGTCGAGCATACCAGAAGCAGCAAGTGCTGAAGCAACGTCAGAAGAACAGATAACGAAGTTACCCTTACCTCTACGAGTTTCTTTAGCAATCACGTTAGCTTCTCTTTCAAGCTGTACAATCAGACCCTTGAACTTCTCTACTGACCAGCGGCCGTCTGCATCTGTTGACAAGTCAAAGATACCGTTAACTGCCGTAGAAGACTGAAGAGCACCTGTCTTAGCTTGTGAGTTGATAGTACGGATAACTTCACGGTTAATTTCAGCAAGAATTTCTGTAGACAGAATGTTTGCAAGTTCTGTCTCAGCATCAAGACCATGAATCGCTTTCAAGTCTTGAGCCAATTCTAAGCTGTACTCAGCTTTTAACGCACGTGACTTAGCTGTTACAGTTTGCTTCTCAATGGTGAAGCCCATTTCGTTAAATGTAGATCCGCCAGTTGAACCCAAAGCTTCAGCGTCACCAGTTGGCATACCACCAGCGAAGATGTCAGTAAGACGAGCATCATCTGCAGTTGAGTCAGAATCGAGGTTAGTAACGTTCAGACCTGAAGCATTGTCAGAGTCATGAGTTGCTGAAGAGTCACCTGAGAACTGAGTTTCTGCTTCATTAAACAGAGCTTCACGATTACTGGTATCACCACCGCCGTAGCGAGCTTTCATAGCGAAGATCAAGCCAGTAGGACCAGTCATTGGCTGAACACCACATACGTCATATGCCATCAAGTTAGGCATAGCACGACGAACAAGTGCAATCAGAACTGGATTCCAGTTTGCAGCAGAAGTAGTGTTGTTAGCTGGCACTGCTTCTGAGAGCATACCAGAGGCTTGAGCAGCTTCTTCTTGGAACGCACGCTCTTGGTTTTCTAGAATTGCAGCCGTAACAGCTTTACGGTGCGCGTCTCCGATCTTACCAGCTTCTTCATTCTCGAGAACTGGAGACCACTTTTCGATCAAACGATCATATGATTCCATTTTGGAACTCCTTACTTTTTATTTTGTTTTCTGAAGAGCTTTCAGGTACATATCCATTGCACCAGAAGTAACTACAGGTGAATCACCTGTTTCTTCTGTAGCAACAAATTCTGCTTCCTTAGACTCAGTAACTTCTTGCTTGAAGTATGATTCTTTGACAGTCTGTACTTTTGTAGCAAAAGTTTCAGCGTCTTCAAAATCAACATCTTCAACAAGTGATGCAAGCTTTTCTCTCTGAGTTTCAGCTAGATCACGAGAGTGCTCACGAATAATCGCGTCACGCTTATAACCTTCTAACTCTTCAGATAGCTCGATAGCTTTAGCAGTTGTAGCATTTAGAGACTCTTCGAGTTCTTCAACTGTATCTGCCAAATCATCAACTAGGTCGACCTTAGACTCTGGTACGTCGATGTAAGACTCTTCAAACAGACCCTTCAGGCCAGTCATGAAGTTCTCAGCAATCTCAGCACGAAGTCCAGCTTGGATAGCGACTTTGTTGTCTTCCATCCACTGTTCAACTACGTAGTTGAGGTATGAGTCAACATTCTCGACAAGCTCAGTCTTAGTAGTCTTGACTTCTTCAGCCAATTCTTCTTCGTACTTAGCTTCAAGGCGATCGATCTCTTCAGCAAGCTTAGACTTAATAGCTGCTTCAAAGATTGTTTCTGCCTTCGACTTAAACTCTTCTGACAAAGTAGCTTCGTCAGAAATCAATGCGTTTAGGTCGTCAGAGAAGTCTGCTTGGTACTGAATTTCAGTAGATGTTTCT